ATGCTGAATTTCATGCAGATTTATTCACTATTTGGGCATCAAATAGAAAAGCATTAGAAAAATTTGATATTGATTTAGTGAATTATATGGACAATCTTGTTGAAACAGCTATAAAATCAAAGAATAAAGGATCACCTTTTTTTTAATGCCAAAAGAATTATCAAAACCATTTTTAGACGCACTAGAACTCTTAAAAATTAATCCACAACCAGATGATCTTGTTGAAAGATTAGATAAACTAAGAGAATTAATTAAACCATCTGAAGAAGAATTATTTGACGATTTATACGATAGTATTGAATAATTAATAAATTTATATTAAATCTATAAATATTAAGGAGAATTATTATGTCTGACGAGAACAAAACGGAAACAGTACAGGAAGAAACAAAACAAGAAGAAGTAGTAGAACAAGTAGAAGCTAAAGAGCCAAAAGAAGATAGCCAAGCATTGATTGATAAAACAATCAAAGACAGACTTCATAGACAAAAGAGAAGAACACTAGAAGATTTGGGTGTATCTGATCTTGATGAAGCAAAAGAAATTATTGCTAGATCAAAAGAAGCTGAAGAAAAAAGAAAACTTGAAGCAGGTAAGTTTGAAGAAGTAAGGCAGTCTTTAGTTGATAGTCATAAGAAAGAATTACAAAAATTACAAAATGAATTACGAGATGAAAAGATTGATAAACAATTAATTCAATCCGCATCTGGTAATAGAGCAATCAATCCTAATCAAGTAAAAGATTTATTGAAAAATAATGTTCGACTAAATGAAGAAGGTAGAGCAGAAATACTTGATAAAGATGGAACAACAAGATACAACAAAGAAGGCAAACCATTAACCATAGATGAGTTTGTTTCTGAGTTTATGACACAGAATGCACACTTTCAAGTTGCAACCCCTTCTGGGAGTGGAAGTGTTGGTAATGTGGGGAAGGTAAACGCACAGACCTTTAATTTGGCGGACTTAGACATGACTAATCCAGATGATAGAAAACGATATGCAGAATATCGTAAAGAAAGAAATTCTAAACCAACTGTGATTAATCTAAATAAATAAAAACCGCTATTTAAAGGAGAAATAAAATGGCAAATGAAACAACAAGTAGTACGGTATCAGAATTATATACTGAGATCGTAGCAGAAGCATTGTTTGTTGCTTCCGAGCAATCAATCATGCGTAATCTAGTGCGTAATTATACAATCGCAGGTGGTGGTAAATCAGTAGAAGTACCGATTTATGCAAATGTATCAGCAGCGGCAGTAAATGAAGCAACAGATTTATCAAACACAGCAATCAACCCAACATCTGTGACTATCACAGCTTCAGAAGTTGGTATCATGACAACACTTACAGACTTAGCTAGAAATTCAGCATCAAGAAATGTTGCAGCAGACATTGGAAGATTATTCGGTGAAGCTATTGCAAGAAAGATTGATGCAGATTTATCAGCATTGTTTTCTGGTTTTTCAACAGAAAAAGGCCCAGGAGCAGGATCTGAGATCGTAGTTCAAGATTTATTTGAAGCAGCAGCAGAACTTAGAACTAATAATGCACCTGGCCCATACTATGGTGTCTTTCACCCAAAACAAATTTTCAATGTTAAAAAGACATTAACAAACACATTTGTTGGTAGAGATACTGAACTATCAAACGAAGCTATGAGAACAGGCTTTGTTGGTAATATCGCAGGTGTACAAATATTTGAGAGTTCAAATATTTCTGTTGATGGATCAGATGACTCTGTTGGTGGTGTATTCTCACAAGATGCTTTAGCACTTGCTATGATGCAAGATCTGAAGATCGAAAGTCAAAGAGATGCTTCATTAAGAGCAGATGAACTTGTAGCAACCGCAGTATTCGGTGTTTCCGAAATACACGATAGCTATGGTGTAAAAATCACAGCAGATACTTTAGCAGCATAATAAATAATAATTTAGGGGTGGGTTTTTCCACCCCTTATGTTAATAATAATTATGGCAACAACAGATTTTTCAGTAAACTTAGCAGAAGTTCAAAAATATCAACCAGATATTGCTGAGTTTGGCATAACAGATTTTGATACCCAACTACAATTCGCAGAAGATGATGTCATTAGACAGATCAGAGAAGAATGGTGGGAAAGATACAGACACACAGTTAGATACAAAGATATTACAAAAGTCACATCATTAGAGTTAGTAAACTCTAAATTAACAGACGCACAATGGAAAAGATGCGTAGTTTACAAAGCATTAGCAGAATATATTTACCCAATACTATCAAAGTTCAAAGATCCAGAGGGCGGAGATGGTAAAGACACATTTCAGAATAAAATGGATTTTTATAGACAAAAGTATGCAGAGGAGTTTCAAGCTGTATTACGAGATGGTGTTGAATATGATGAGGACAGTAGCGGTACAATCCAAGCTAGTGAGAAAGAGCCAATTCATATGTTAAGATTGCAGAGGTAGAAAATGTGTGAATTTTGTAATGGTGAATGCGTTTGTAGATAATGGTTGCTTCTGTCACCATAAAAACAAATACAATCGAATTAAGTAAATCCCTAGAACAGATACAAAAAAGATTTCCAAAAGCTATAAAACAAGCATTGGCAAATGTTTCAGCTTTGCAGATCAGAAATATTAGAGATAGAACACAAAGAAAAGGTGTATCTTTAAATGGATCACCATTTAAACCATACTCAGTAGGTTATAAACGAGCAAAGGTAAAACAATCTGGTGTTGTTGATCTTACAGATACAGGACAAATGTTTAGTTCTTTAACAAGTAAAATTACAAGATCAAAGGGAACATTATTTTTTAGAAATATGTTTGCTAATAAAAAAGCATTTTTCCATGACAAAGCAGGTGCAGGTAGAGGTAAAGTAGTAAGACCATTCTTTGGTATTAATAGACAAGAAGAAAAACAAATAGTAAATGTATTTAGAGATAAAATTAGTAAAGTAATCAAATGAGTAAAAGAGAAAATATTGCAGGTAATATAATCACAGTATTAGATGCTGTATCTTCACCTATTGAATTTAAAAAACTTACAAGAGAGCCATTTGATCCTGAGGAATTATCAAACGCACAATTCCCTGCTTTGTTTATATCTACAGGTGATGAGACTAGAGAAGATCTTAGTCTTGGTGCTACATCAAGTGGTACAAGAAGTGGCACAGTAGATTTTGTAATAGTAGCTTTTGCAAAAGGCACAGATACAAACATAGATACAAAAAGAAACCAACTTATTGAGGTTATTGAGGAAACACTAGATGCTGATAGAACTAGGGGAGGGAACGCATTAGAAACTAAAATTGTAGAAGTTTCTTCTGATGAGGGAACACTTTATCCTTTGGGTGGAGTGAGAATTGTGGTAAGAGTTTTATATAGTTTTACTAGAGGTACAGCTTAATGGCAAAAAGAATAACTTTATGGAAAGATGGATATTCTAAAGAAATTTGGGATAGCGAACTAGACAAGTTTCTTTCATTAGGTTATACACTTAATGAAGAAAAAAAATCTACCAAGAAGAAAAAAAAGGTAGAGGATCAAACAAAGGAGAATGAAGAATGGCAACCCATGTCGGAACAAGTGGATTAGTTAAGGTCGGCGGGACAACTGTTGGTGAAGTTATAGGTTTTTCTATTGATGAAACCCAAGATACTGTTGAAGATACTGCATTAACTGACTCAAAAAAGTCTTACAAAGTTTTAAGGGGAGATGCTACTGCTACTGTTGAATGTCATTTTGACGAAACAGATAGTGGTCAAGAAGCATTAGATGTAGGCACATCAGCAACTTTGGAATTATATCCAGAAGGTGCAGATAGTGGTGATAAATACTATTCTGGCACAGGTATTGTGACAGGTGCATCTATATCAGTGACTCTTGATGGTATTATTTCCAGAACTTTTAACTTTCAAATTTCTGGTGGCATATCTCACTTATCTGTATAATATCTAGTATTATATGGCTAAAAAAGATTATCTTGAAGGTGCTATAACTCATTTTAAGCACCAAGAAACAAGAATTATTGAAGTTCCAGAATGGAACTTAATAGGTGAAGATGCTATCTATGTGAAACCTTTTACTCTCATTGAGAAAGATGAGATATTTAAAGGCACAAATGAAAACAGCTTGACTGTTCTTATTGATGTTATTGTAAAAAAAGCATTAACAAAAGATGGTGAGCAAATGTATGGTCTTGAAGCAAAGATCAAAATGAAAAGATTTGTTGATCCAGATATTATCAGCAAAGTTGCATCAGAAATTCTTGGACAAAATACAAATTCTCAAACCTTAAAAAAAAACTAGATCAAGACCACAACTTTAGATTTTATTTCTTCTTAGCAGAAAAACTACACAAAACTATTGGTGAAATACTACAGATGCCTGTAGAAGAATTTAATATGTGGATTGCATATTACAACCTAAAAGCAGAAGAAGAACAAAAAGCATTGAATAAACAGAAGATGCAAGGTAAAAGAAGATAATGGCAGAAAAATTATTAATTGATATTCTTGCAAGAGATAAATCTAAACAAGCATTATCTGGTGTCCAAAAAAGATTAGGAAATGTAAAGAACGCAGTATTTAGTTTGCGTGGTGCATTAGTTGGTTTAGGTGCAGGTGCAGTAATAAAAGGTTTTGTTGATGTTGGTAAGGAAGTAGAGAGCCTTAATATAAGATTCAAATTTTTGTTTGGTTCTGCTGAAGAAGGATCAAAAGCATTTGATAATCTTGCAAAATTTGCAGGAACAGTACCATTT